GTGTGCTTTCTCTACAATAGAAGTATACCAATCAAGTCTTGATTCCACAGATTGAGAATCTATAAATTTAGCTGTTGCCGTTTCAACTTTTACCCCTGTTTCATATGTTGTACCCCAATGCGAATAAAAAATATAACGCCTCTTTTCTGTAATGCTTTCGGTTTGATACTTCCATGCGTCCGTTGGTGCGTAGATGTACCCCATTGGCTCCTTGATTACTGGATCGTCCGCATGTTTAGGTGGGTTTATTAATATTAGATCTGTAACATCCTGCTTGACTGTTCCGGCTCCTTTACATGACGGGCATTCTTGCCGTCTCATTTCTTCGCCTTCTATTGTGGATTTAACATTGATTTTACCTGCACCATCACATGTTTTGCAACTGCTTTTCATTTGCCAACCTTTGATATAGTTGTGCATGAATTCGTTTATCGATAATACACTATTACTTATTGATAGCCGATCTAGTAATTCAACCTGACAATCGATAGGTGAAAGTCTGTATGTTTCCTCGAAGTTTGGTATTGGAGAATTCACAAAGGCAGGGACAATGCCAAGTGAATGTTTTTTTTCATCAATCAGTTCAAGTTGAACCGTTGCCTCGTTAGCTACTTTCCTGTTTGTTACTTCTGGACGCTTGACGATGTACTCTCTTGTACTGGTTTTATCGACTACCCAAAATATAAGTCTTTTACCTTTCTTGCCTTGTTCTTTAATATCCTCTTCTTTGTAGAAGATAACCCAGTTTACAGAGATACCATCTAATTCATAATCCCATATAGAACTGGTGGGTTTGTAAGTTGGCTCAATGTTTTCTTCATTGAAATTGAAGTATATCAAACCGTTTGGATCGGAGATGAGTTTATCGAAGTATATATGTCGGATATAGTCTGAAAGTGTTTGCCCTCCTGTTAGATCAAGCAACTTCTTTTCAAACTTTTCTTTCTGTCTTTCTTCGAGATTGTAGTTTTTTGAACCTCCTTTGGCTGACCATATCTTTTCCGTTGGTCTTAGAAGATTGGATGTTTCACTCTTATTTGAGGAGGCGTATTTCTTTCTCGCCTTGAACTGATCTTCATTTTCATAGTTGTTTATTCGACTAAGATATTCTTGAAAACCTATACCGTGAGTGTTACGTATGAGTGTTGTAGCGTACTTTTCAGCCTTAACCATGTAGTCAGGTCTGCATAACGCGATTTGTTTGATTTGGATTTCTTGTAGCATACCCCACAAATATACAAAAAGCATACACCTATTTTACATGGTGTCGCATGGAGTAAACGTTCTATCGGGGTTTATGTAGCGTTTGGGCTACATTCTACCATTAAGCTAACCTCGTAGTTACCATGATAGAAAGTATTCGATGTTATATCATCCTGTGCTGCATAGCTTAGTTTTCTTGACAAGGTAGTCCGGCACATACCTATATCATCGCTTGCATTGGTGATGTTATCCACTTTCACTATACCTGTTTTCCTGTTCTTGTACGCTATTTGTTTTGCCATATTATCTGTATACTGCTTTTAGATTGTGTTTTTTCATGTGCTTATATACTTCATTCGTGATCCACTCAATCAAATATGCAACTGGTTCATCGTTTATGAAATCTGGAGCCACACCTCTGTCTCCTAAAATAAAGGCTGCTGCATGTGCTGCCTCGTGCGCTATAGTTCCATGACATACGTCTCTTTGTTTGTTGTGAAAGTTCAGTATGATTGTAAACCATTGATATTTATGATGCTCTACAAGCCATGCATGAGCGTATGGATCTTCTTTATCAAATTCTGGTATTTGCTTTGTGATTTTATCACTATCGTTTGATAGTATTATTACGAGCTTCCCTCTGTACAGTGGTACATCTGTGGATTTCATGTGGAAGTATTTGTTTGTTTCTTCTTTGCTCATAATTATTTTTTATTGATTTGTTTATGAAGTTCTTTCTTACGGCTTTTACAGAAACTGTAGCCTATGAGAAATCCACCCCATGTAAAAAATACCATTACTAATAAAATTTCAAGTTCTTCCATGATGTTTAGTTTTTAGTTATCTATAATCTTAAAAGTCCCGTAAATTGATTATAAATGGGACTACACCTGATTGCATTAGTTAGTTTTACATTTTATAATAAGGTTGATTCATTCCCATATGAGCATATCTGGCTGCACTAATAAGGTGATCGTATCCGTCAATAGGTTGGTTTATCTGAATACCGTTAACCGTCCTGAATCGATAGTTTTGAAATTCATCTTTTGCATGTCTGACTAACTCATTCTTTACCACGTTGATATTCTTTTCCTTCATGGAGTTGAGCCAATACATGATAGTGTTTGTCTTTCGTACTTTCTCAATTCTCCATCCAAATTCTTTTAGATCCCGAACCATATACACCACACCATCTTTACCTGCGTACCTATCTGCACTGTCAGCCGTACATGGGTATAAGGTATCGATGTTTTGTGCTAATGCGTATTGATCTATAATACTCGCTGTCTCTGTTGGCTCGTACATTAACGGCCGGATGTAGATATTGTTACCCAATTCACCATAATCAACAAGTGCAGAAGGGTCAACTGTATAACCAAAGTCAAGCCCGCGCGTTATAGCTGCCTCTTCTGGCCATTCATCGATGTAGTTAATATTCTTAAATATTACTCCTTCTGAGGCTGTTCTTATCCCTAAATTATACACCTTGTACTGAAAATCATCTGCTGTTCCGTTTATTACGTTTTCGGGAATATTCGGATCATAACCTATAATTTCATTCGCTACCGCTTTCTCTAGGTGTTTGTTATCTCTAAATGTCGAGTGTGTAAATAATGTGTTAGGTCTGCCTTCCATTGTAAAACACCAATGTTGCGTAAACTTAGGATTCCAGTCAAAGATCATCAATTTATTACACCTCATTCTCCATCCCTTGATCTTCGCCTCTGTCTCTACCTCTAGCGACCCATTGACAAATATTATCTCACTCGGGGGAGCTTCCGTGGTCTTATCTAGCCCCCGAAAGTATAGATGATTCCCCCATAGGTTATAATAAGGCTTTGGTGTTGTTACTGCTTTTGATTCATCCCATATACCAGACCAGACCATTGATTTCTTGAACTCTTTGAAGGTATAATCTCTACAGTCTGTAAGGGTGTTTCTTAGTATGTATATCTCCAACTCTTTGCCTCTGTTGTGATCGCAAAAGGTTTTAATGAAGTCCCATGTATCCCATGTTTTCCCTGACCTACTAGAACCCTCGTTACAGATAGTTAAACGGTTTTCATCTGTCTTTTGAGTTAAATAATACTCAGTCATTTGGTGATATAGTCCATTGGGATCTAATCGCATCACTTCAATTTCTTTTTGCCTTTTCCTTTGATTGTTAACTCAATAACACTATCCTGTGGTGTGTCGTGTTCGATCTTCTTTTTGTCATCCCAACCCATATTTTTAAGTGCGAAGATTGACCCTGTTGGCTGTTGTCCGTGTAGTTTATTCTCATAAACAAACTCAATTTTAGTCCTCGCTTTTTTTAATATGTAAGAAAACTCGGGTCTTTTTAAACAGTCATAGAAGGAAACTCGATCTACAAACCCCAAGTGAATTACTAATCCTGTAATGGTTGGATATGCTATTGTGGTGTCTTTTTCTATCTCGGGTTTAAACAACTTGAACTGGTCGAAATACTCGTTTATCTTTGATTCCATTTCTTTGGGATTAGAATATAACGGTGGTCGTCCTCCATCATTGCCTATGGCATTTTGATTGCCCGGTTGTTCTCCTGATTTCTTTTTAGCCATATCTTTAGTTGTTGGTTTTGTCTATACTCCTGTAATATCTCAAGTAGTTCCTTTGTCTTTTTGTATAATAGACTCATGTCTTTAGTTGTTTATTCAACATTAACCCACTCACCATTAACATTCTCTTTCCTACTTATCTCCTGAATGTCTCCCATGTTTCTTTGGTAACCCTCTTCCAGGTCTACTCCACTCTTTCCACAGTCACACATATTCATGTCATGTCTTAGATTAGAGTATGATATAACTACATCGTTGCAGTAGTTACATTTCCATGTTAGTCTTATTGTGTTTTTCATGGTCTTTAGTTGTTTTAAAAAGCAAGTAGCAACTCAGGCTGCCTTTATTCTTTCCGCATTTAATCTCCAAAGCATTAGCTACTCTATGGAGAACTACGTGTTGTTACTACTCGCTAAAAAATGACCTGATAGTAGTTCTTATGGTTTAATATCAAGTTCTGTTATTACCAAGTCCATCCGTTATCCTTTAACTCTCGAATGATCTGCTTAAACTCCATTAATTGTTGATGTGTAAATGTTTCTCTTGCATCTTTCGTTGTCGATAAGTCTCCGTTCATTATTTCACTAACCCACTCCATATTATCTATCATGTCGCTTGGATGGTTAGACTTACCATTTATCTCAATATATGTT